CGCCAGAGGCAGAATCTTAACAAACAAATTTATTTGTGCTATAATATATATTAATCTCTTAGGAAAGGGGGGCTTTGGGGGGATAGGACGGACTTAGTATTACCCGGGACTATCCCCCCAAATAATTAACGAAGTTATTAATATTTAGCATAAATATATGGTTAAAAAGGTTTCAACCATGAGAGGAGGATTCAAATTATCCTCAAGTCCTACTAAACTAGCCTCAAAGAGGTTTATGTTGAGAAAGCGTGTCGCAGCAAACGCGTTTAAGAAGGCAAAGCCTATAATTAAAGAGGCTTTTGGCGAGCTGACCATGGCAGGAGCTAGAAAAGCGCAAAATGCGCTTGAAAAGGAAATGAAGAAACCAATAGGTTCCAATGGTTTGGCCTTAGGACCAACAAGACTGGATAAATTTGCTAACCAGTCTTTAAACAGCACAGCTGTAGGTAGTTCGACTTATTCGAATACCTTCTATGCATATAGACCTAAAGTTACACTAAGAAGTCCTCGACAGAGGTACGTAATGAAGACATCAATTCGAACGAATTTTGAATCTGCATCAGAGAGGCAAGGTGCAGGAGATGTTAGTCTGCTTGACGCTGTTCCGGTACTGAACAATCCGAATTCGGATTCAAAGTATTCCAATCTTTCGATTAAGAAAGCATTTGATACGGTACTTAGAGCTCGGATGTTCTCAGGCTCAACGGCTGTTGAACAGCCCGAGTCTAATACTGTAATTCACCTGGACAACGTGACAGGGGAATTCTTAATAACCAACGGTTCTACTGCTTCAGAGGTAACAATCTTCGATTGTATTCCCCAGTATGATCTGGGTCCATCTACTTATAGTACGGAGTCGTACGCTTTAGGATACATGTCACCATACTGGTGCTGGGCCCAAGGCTTACAGACGGATACACTGGAGCTTGGCGACAATCTGTCACAAGGAAGACTGGGTTCCGTGCCTACCGATTCGGTAACTTTCTCGCGTGCGTGGAAAATTATAAAACGAACGAAGATTCGAATGACTGCAGATGCAGTTCATAAACACAATTTTGTGTGTGGTATTAATAAATCAATACCATATCAAAGATATGCTCAAGCCGACACTGGAGGCGGTAAGTTTGGTGGTTACTGCCCCACAACTATGATAGTTACACGTGGTTTACCGACATCAGCAGCGCAAGCTCCTGTGACATCAGTAAACATATCGTGTAATCTAGAATTGCATTACAGCAGTAATTTAAATCAAGCTACGCAAGCAATCGTTTACGATATAACTACCTAATTATGAAAAATTACGGTTATTGTTTAACTATAAACAACCCTACCGATAGTGACTTTGTCCTTCGGAAAGCGGCAACTGAACCACCCCCATTCGGGTGGTCAGATTCGCCGGAAGTGTCTTTCAGACACAAAAAGGATGCATATGCTAAATATCCTCTTTTAAAGGATTTTCACATCGATTATTTACTAATCGGCCTTGAATTTGGAAAGAAAGGTACCAAACATTATCAAATGGTTGTGGTTTTCAATAAACCTAAATCTCTAGGCCAGGTCAAAAAGATCTGGCCTAGAGCTCATATAGAATATATGAAGGGTACTCTTAGAGAAGCTACAGCTTATATCACAGATAATAAGGAGAAAGAATCTCCAAAATACTACCGAGCCTATATAGGCAAGATAGAAGACATTGAAAGAAGAATTGAAATGGATAAAGAATACTTAAAAGTCATAAATGACTCTCATTCCCAGCTTACAGATTTAAGTACACGTACAGCCAAAATCGAGGACACTATGGACAAGATATTGGGCCTGCTAAAAGAGCAGCATACTTCGAATCGAACAACGAAGGCGTGATACAGATAAGAATTTCTGATCACCAGCTAACTTATTTAGCTAATCTCATAGGTGACCACCTTATCACTGCGCTAGCAGACTCGACGGAAGACCAGCTTCCGCAGGATTTGTTTTCGCCAGAGGCAGAATCTTAACAAACAAATTTATTTGTGCTATAATATATATTAATCTCTTAGGAAAGGGGGGCTTTGGGGGGATAGGACGGACTTAGTATTACCCGGGACTATCCCCCCAAATAATTAACGAAGTTATTAA